ATCACTTCAAAAATTTTCGGAAGGTCTGCGTAGGTGTATCCGTAGCCTTGTGTTGCTTTGTGGATCACTGGTACTTCTTGTTGAAATTCTGCTAATGCTTTAAATAAATGTTTCATAGTTAAATTTTTAAGTTAGTAATTAGATGTAAATATAAGAAAAGTTTTTTAATAAACAACTATTTTATTTTTTTTTTATATGTTTCTATTAAGTCTTTTAGTTCGTCTTTGCTCCACTTCTTTGTTTCGTGTGCTAATGCCTGTAAGTCCATTAATCTTTGCGCTCCTATTCGTTTTTCTATGCCTATCTGGTAGTTCAACAAGTTGCCGCTTAGATAAGTGTTGCAGGCTTCGCATTGAAGGTGTACGTTGTCTTCGTTAAAGCGAACGTTTGAATGTCCGCCTTGCGAGTAATAATGGCCTGCGTTTTCTTTTTTGCATGGCTTGCTGCACGAAATACAATTTAGCCCTGCGTCTCGGTGTCTAATAAATTTATTGAATACCTGCTGGGCTATTTTTAAATAATCGTTTGCGGTTTTTAAGTCTTCCACTAATTTCTTTTTTTTCTTGTTCCATTCCTTTAGTTTCTGTATCTGGATCATTTCCTTTATGCATTCGTTTTTTAAACAAAACTTTTGCAGGCTGCTAAAAGGTGTAAATTGTTCTTTGCAGTTAAAGCATTTTTTTGTTCTGGCTTTCAAAGTTCCGCGTTGTTAAATTCTATTATTTTTTTTAAATCTTTTACTTCCTGTTTCAACTCTAAATTTAAATGTTGCAGGTCGAAGTTTATTTGTCTGGTTGCTCTAAATTCTTTTTCTAAAGTTTGATAAATAAATATTGCTTTTTTAACCTCATGTAAAGTTTGCTCCATTGAAGTAATCAAATCATTTCGGTGCGGGTTCTTTGCTTTTATTTCGTCTATGCTTACCTGTAATTTTAGGCAGGTGTGGTTTAAGTTTATTCTGCTGCTTAATAGTTCTAGTTCCATTTTAAAAAGGTTTTAAGTTAATTTTGTTTGTTGGCCTAAATTCTGATATTACATCTTTCCCGTAAACTTTAAATCCTAGTCCGTAGTTGTATTCTAAATAAACGGGATCGTTTAATCCTGTATGCTTTCCCCCTGTATCAATATCCTTTATTTTTTCAGTGCTTATCCAAGTTACAAATTTCATTACTTCGTGTTTAATTAGCCTGTGCACTACGATCATATCATCGCATCTATTTGTGAAAGCCTTGCCGCCTTCTACGTGGTCTTTTAACGGTGCTTTTAAATGTCCTTTAAAGTCTCCTTCTGCGTAAATATTGGAGTTCCTTCCGCTTTCTGTATTTGGGTGCGTATTAATATAAATCGTCATTCCTGTTTTATTTACAAATTCTCGCGCTGCGTTCATAAACTGGTAGTTTCCTTCGTATGTCATATTTCGGTCAAGGCCTGTAAATGGATCAATAAGCGCAACGTCCGCTTCGCTGTCTTTAAATATTTTAAATAGTTCTTCGTGTTTGTACAGGCGGTCGTTTTTTACAAATGTAAAGTATTGCTCTAAATATGCGCTGTAGTTTCTTATTTCATCGTGGGTTAATTGTTTGAAATTTATACCTGCGTACATCTGTATCAAGTCTCGCAAAATTTGCCCGTGCTGGTTCTCCCCGCTCCAAATGATAAACTTCAGTTTGTGCTTTAGTGCAAGTGCTAAAAAATACCAATTAATAAAATAAGTTTTGCCTACGTTGTCGTGGCCTAAAATTATATTTACTTGCTTGCGTTTAAATTTTAAATAGTCGTCTAGTCCATTTCCAAGTTCCAGTCCGTGTTTAATTTTGCCGTCCCTGTAGTTAAGCAAGTATTCCAGCGCGGCTCCGTTATTTAATGTATCCATGTTTTCTTGCTTTTATTTCTTCTGGTGATATTCCTTCCGCTGTTGGTTCGTTTTTCTGTAGCCATTTTGAAGCCGTTAAATATAAACTTTTATATTTAGTATTGCCCTTGTAGTTTTCTATGTCGTTTAAAACGTTGTCGATTTGTTCCTGTGTGTTTTTCTCTAGCAACTTTTTTACTTCATCATTTGAAATAGATAAATGCGCGAAGCGTCTATATATATTTATTACACTATCACTAACACTAACACTAACAGCCATTTTTGCCATCGGTTTTATGCGTTTGCTATCGTTTGCCATATTTTGCCATCTTTTGGTTGCTCCCGCTTTCCCTGCTTCGCTTCGCTTTTGTATTTTGTCGTCCCATTTTATCAAGTCGCGCTTTAAACTTTGTTTAATCGGTTCAAATGCTATTTCAGTTAATAAGTCTTCGCATTCTGGGTTTAAATCGTTAACGTATTTTAAAATGTGTTTAAACAATTTTCCCGCCTGTTCGTCTGTTAGTTTTTCTACTGTATGCAAAACATCGCAATAAAGCAAAAATGATTTTTTATCGTCAGCCATTAGTAAAAGTTGTTTTTGATTCGTTGTTGAACTTTCCGCAGGTCGCTTAAATTTCTGGCTTCTTTTATTTCCTTCCGCAGATCAAGTTCTGGGCGTTCCAAACTCAAAAGAAGTTTATAGTATTCGATATCGTGTTGGAATATTTTGTCTTTTGTCTCTACTAAATTTTTGTAAGTATTTAGTCCGTGTAAAACTGTCGCGTGGTTTAAATTAAATAAATCTCCAATTCCTTTGAGCGTGTATCCGTCCTCGCGTAGTTTTCTAAATAAATAAATTCTGCGGTGTATTATTTCCCGCTTGCGGTTTTTGTTTCCTAGTTGATCCTGTTCTATAATTTGTTTTATTAGTTCTATCATTTTTATTAGTTTTTATAATTTTTGTTATAGTAATCTTCATCATCTTCCCAAAGTGTTTGTTCAAATCCAGTTGTATATCTACACCCTTCAGTAAAACCCTCACCATAAGTATCTATTATCTGTTCCTTCTCCATTGCTTTGGCTTGGTTAAATATATTGCTTGTTGTTAAATCAATAAATAACTTTCCATTACTGTCTTTATTCCAACTTAATTTCTCTGAACATAATTTTTCAAATAACCATTCTACTGCTGTCTGTTTCATTGTTCTTCTTGGTTATATGTTAAAAATTCATCATATCTTTCTTCCATATGTTTCTTATCTCTATACTTACCACAAGCCAAGTCTTCTGCTATATCATAGCCAAAATCTATTATTTGTTCTCTTTCCATTTCTTTGGCTTGTTGTATATGAAATCTAAAATCGGGAGTACAATTTTCTATTCCCCCAAAATACTCATCAACCAACCATTCTACTGCTGTTTGTTTCATTGTTCTATTTGTTTAATTTCAATTATAATATCGTCGTTTTTTTGTATTAAGTTTTTAACGTGTTGGAAGTCGTATGCTTTAACTATTCGTGTTTCTAACTTAACTGGAGCGCCAACGTATGCCCAAGTTTTAAAAGTTGCTTTAAATCGTTTCATAGTTTTAAATTTTATTTGTTCGTTTTTTTTAATTCTGCATATTTCAAGGTATAACCCTAAATCAAATGAACCCCGCCATTGTCGCTGCCACCAATCTAATTGGTCGTATATAGTTCCGCTTGTCATAGTTCGTGGTAAAAATTATAGTTTGAGTCATCGTTGCTTGTCTTCCATTCCCAAAAATTATAATTTGCTAGATCGCTGTTTATTATTTCCTGCATTTCAAGTCTCAAATCTTCCAAAAGACGAACCCCTAAAACGTGCGGCTGTAAGTGGTCGTCCGTTTCAATTATCCATTTTTCGCTCACTTCTACGTCAAGTTCTATAAATGCGTATTCGCTCACTTCGTCCCAATCGTTGAACTCCCAAGTCCCTGCGATCGAAAATTGCCAGCCTGCAAATTCGTATAATAATTCCCAGCCCCTGTTCCATACTCCTAAATTTCTATTCTCCATTTTGTTAGTTTTTTGGTGTTATACATTTTAAATAAAATTCTTTTAACATAAAGTCGTTAGCATCAGTTAAAATCCATGTCCCTGAAACTTTGCTATAAATATCAAAATTCAGATAACATCCTATTAAATACATACTAATTTCGCAGTTGTTTTCTTCAAAAAAATCTAAAATTGCTCTTGTTTCCATGTCGTTATTTTTAAATGTGTTTAACTTCTGTCTTTATTATTACTTTGTTTTGGATGGTCTGTGTTATAATAACGTTTCCAAATCTTTGAACCTTAATTTTAATTTTGTTTGTCGTTGTTTTCATGTTGTTAGTTTTTGTTTGTTTTTAATTCTATACAAATATAATACTTATTTTAATAACTGCAAGACTTTTTAACATTTATTTTTTTAAAGTTTTACACAATTAAAAGTTAATTACTTTTTATTAGTTAATAAAGTGCCCCTTAAATCGTTTTTAAATACATCAAACAGTAAAACATACCACCCAACAGAATAAAAGCCGTTAGAGTGCCTAAAAAGTGCCTTAAAAACGATTTGTGTTCTTCGGTCGCTGGTGTAAAGTAGTTGATTAAATTTTTCATAGTTCAGTTATTACAAAAGTATATAAATCATTTAGTTTGGTTTCTGCAAATAATTTGTTTGCGTAGTCTGTTGCGTCTTGCAGGTCTACTGCTGTTACAATGCCTATGAACAATTCGTTCTGGTCTTTGTCTTGGTATTCAATTCTGTAATCTTTCATGGTCTTATTTTTTTATGTTGTTTAATTTAATTAATAATTGAATTGTTTTTGAGTGCCGATGTCCGTGCTTTAATATCGACATTTGTAGTTGCTCTCTTGTTCTGGTGATCCTTGTTTCTTTTTTCATAGTTTCTAGTTTTAAGTTGTTTATTGTTCGTCTCTATAATTTTCTATTGCTAAATCTTTTAATTGGTAATAATCGAGATCCTCGTATGTTTCGGCGATGTCTTTGGCCAGTGCCACTAATTCTGCAAATGCTCTGGATTCTGCATGTGATAGGTTTCCGTCTGGCAAGTTGTCGTAGCAATCTTGTAGGTCTAGTAATGTGTTTTGAAATCGGCAGTAACTCATGTTCATAGTTTCTAGTTTTTAAATTGGTTAAATAAATTTTCTATTTCCTGTAGTTGATCGTCTTCTAAAAATGTAGTCAAGGTTTGAATAATCAAGTGCAGTTGATTTGTGTTCTGGTTGTTCTCTTGTTGCTGTGCTTCCAAGAAGTCTAAAATTTCGTTTCGTGTTTTCATAGTGTTTGTTTGTTTTTGTTTGACAAATATACGCACTTTGTTTAAAACTGCAATACTTTTTAACATTTATTTTTAACTTATTTTTGATTATTTTTTTAAACCCTTGTGTTTATTGGGCTTTCTGAATAGAAAAAAACCTTATCAATATTCATTCTAAATAAGAACAAGGGCAAATTACACCCTTGTGCAAAGCAAAAACATATAACAAGGGTAATTTTTGCTTAAAAATGTAACATAATTAGGGATAGTGTTCGCTAAATATTATAATAATTCGGGGTTTCTGACAGGTTAAAACCTTAAAGTCTTTGCTGTTGTTAAGGTTATAGCCTTAAAAATGTCACGTTTTTGGTGTAAAAAACTAGACAAATCTAAAGTCTGGGTTTAGATTTTAGTTGTAAATACAAAGTAAGCAAATCGGATCCGTCCCGTTTATTGTGAATATTTGTGACAAAAAAAAAGGCGGTTGCTTCTAACTCCCGCCTTTAAAACTAACTATGAAATACAAAGATATTAAAAAATATGAGTTAAGCGTGCAATCTGGCCAAATTCTTTATGGTGGATGTATCCTTCAACGGCTTTCGGTACGCCTGTGTATCCGTTTTTGTGGTGCCAACTGTCGCTCCCAGAAGGGCTGCGCAAAGTTTCAAACGTGCAACCTATAAAATCTTTGCTTGTTTTATGGTGTACGTGGTGGCTGTATATATACCTGTGTTTTGTTTCGCTCCATAAAATTGGGAACTCGGTTGCTAATAATAAAGGCAGGTTTTCTGTTTTCGCTCCGTCTCCGTGCGTGGTTCCTATCAAGTTGTTTCCGTACTTAAATGCTTTGCGGTGTAGCAAATTAACATTAAATGTGATCGTTGAATTAGCAAAGTGTGCTTCTATTAATTGCATTAAAAAGAAGCCGTGCGTTAGATCGTGGTTGCTTGGGTTGTAGACAACTTCAACGTCTGCAAAACTAACTAATTTTTCTAAAAGTTCAATGTATAGATTTTTAGCCATTAAAAAATTATCGTACCACATTCCGTCTGTATCCTGCGGTGTTCCACCTGTGGTGGTTCGTCTGGTGTTGTCGGTGTGTAGTATGTCGTTCCCTGCTACAAATAAAACTTTGTCTATATTAAATCCTTTCGCTTTGTTTAGGATTCCTTGTAGGCCGTCTTTTGCGCGTTTAACCGCTATCTGGCTGTTGTAGTCTTCGCCTGTTTCGAATGCTGTTGCTAGTTTGCCTATGTGAAGGTCTGCAATGTCTATAACTAATAAATGCGTATCCTCGCTTTTAATTGTTTCTATGCTTCGGTATTTCGGTGCGTATTTTTTAACCTCGCTTATGCATTCGTCTTTTATTTTTTGGATCGCGTTTAGTTCTTCCTGTTTAAAGTTTGGGTTTTTAAAAAATAAACTTGCGTCTTTTGTTTTGAGCCATCCGTGTTTTACATCTTTGTCGTCTACTCCTGCTTCATCGGTTGCGTTTTTTATTCCGCGATATTGCATAAGCATTTGGATTTCGTCCTGTTTAAGTCGAAACCTTGCGCTGGTGTTTTTCATAAAAAATTTATATTAATGATTGTTTTGCGTACTTCCAAAGAAACGAAAGTAATAATCCAATTCCAACACCAACGAATAAAAGATTTAAATTTCCTTTTGGGCGGTTTTTTTTAACTTCTGATTTTGCCTTTTGGCCTTCCGCACGTGCCTTTGCTTTTTCTACGATCCTGTCTTTGTAGATTGTTTTAATCTTTATGCGGTATTCTATTTTTTTGTCTAATCTGGTTTTTGGGATGTACTCGGTTTTCCATTGCACTATGGTGTCGAAAGTCTTTAAAAAAGTTTCGTAGTATGTGGTGTCAAACTTTGTAATTAATACGCTGTCTAATTTTGTGATCGTTAAAGTGTCCGAAATATCCTCGCAAACGTAACCCTTCTTTATTGCTTTGTTCAAATGGTATTGTGCCGAACACGAATAAAGTAAAATGCTAGTAATTAGAATAAATAGTTTTGCCATTTTTTTTGGTTGCTTTTAATACTTGTTTCCTGTTTCTTTTGCTATAACTAACATGTACCCACTGCGGGTTTTCTTCGTTTCCAAATTCCCAGATTAATTGATCGAACTCTAATTTATCTTTAATAAAATTAAAACCCTTTGCTCCTATTTTAATGTCCATCGCTTCGCCTTTGCAATGCTGGCTCGTTGAACTTCCTTTGATCATTTTATTTAATTGTGTGCTGCGAAAACCCGAACTAATTTTAATCGGTGTGTTTAAGTGAATTCTCAAAGGTTCGAATACGTTTTCACACAAAAGTTTTGCGGACGCAATTTGCGACTCGTTCATCTGGTTGTTTATTCCGTGTGTTGTTGCTGTCGGTGAACTTTGAAATTCTGCAAGTGTAACGTGTGCGCTTAAATTCATTTTAATTTGTTTAGGTTGTCTTTAACTTCTTTCGCTCGCGCAAATAATAATTTTGCCGACTGCCATAGGTCTATTGATTTAACTGCTTTGTAATTTTCGTTTATGCTCATTATTTCGATGCTTGCCAAAATCAACGATAGCACTTTTGTTAGCATTAATGGAACAGAAAAAAACGTTAAAATTATTTGATTTAAAATAAAATAGTCTATTAAATAAAAAAGTATTACGGTCAGTTCGTAAAGTAATAATTTAGAAATTATTGCAGAAAGTTTGCGGGATGTAATTTGTTGTTTCTGGTGTTTTGCTTTCCATATTCCTGTCGCGGTGTCTGCTAAAATCAAAACTAATAAAAGCCCAAGTATTCCGCTAATAGGTAAGAAAAAAGAAAAACAAATAGTTAAAAGTTTCAACGCTGAATTTTTAATTGAATAAAGTAATAAAAATAATTGTGTTCTCATAATCCTAAATCTTCGAGTGCTTCCGTCAAACTGAAAGTTAAATAAAAAAATAAAGTAATCCCTGCCAAATTAATGTATAATTCTGTGCCTTGACAAATCAAAGAAAACGAAGTTAAAAACCCTGCTATAAAATATAAACCTGCTAAATAGTTACTTTTCATTTTATATTTAATTAACGTAACAAGCATTTATACCAAATACTGAACTTGAACCTTGCGAGTTTGTTCCTATTACTTCTACGGTAATATATTTTCCCGAGTCGTGATTTGCTGTTAAATAAGTACTTGCCGTATGTGGTGTTTGGTGAACTCCGTCCCGATACCATTTATACGTTAAAGTTGGTATAGGGTTTCCGTTCCAAAGATTCCAAAGAATACTAATCGTGCCTCCAACATTTATATTTTCGGTTGATAACTCGGGTTCAGAATAATTTAAAGGTGGTGCTAAAAAGTTTGTTACAATAACATTACTATCACCTTGTCCCGTGCCTACGGCATTAGTTCCAAAGACTTTACAATTTATCTCCATATCTGCGTCTGCAATAAGTAAAGTATAAGTGTTATTTGTTGCCCCTACTATATCATCTCCTAATGAAACATTATACCATTGATAAGTAAAACTTGTTGGTGAACCGCTCCAAGTTCCGTTTGTAGTTGTAAGTACATCTCCAACATTAAGATTGTTAAATGAAACTACAGGTGCTACGGTATTAACAGGTGCTGTTCCGCCTGCGGTTACTCCTACAATATCAGTTAAACCCGCCCAAGATAAAAAATGTGATTTTCCCCAATTAATTAAATTGGTCGCGCCTTTGCCCCATCCGATTGTGTTGTTTGCGGCTCCGTCTCCCCACCCGTTACTATTTGCCATTTTCTATTTTTTTTAAATAAGTCTTTAATTTAACTATGTTGACTTCTTTTGGTTTGTAAGTTTTTAAATGTACCATCCTGTGTAATTGTTGTTTGTGTCTGGGAACATATCGCTATTGCTGTTTGTGCTGTATTCTGGGAACAAACTAGTATTTAAAGTTATGTAGTCAATAAATCGCTGCGTGTAGTGTTGCGCTATTTGCGTTTCTTTCTCAATTAAAAAGTCTATTTCGTTTTTGTCTGCGGTTGTGCTGTTTTCCGAATTGTGTTTATATACTCCTTTGTTGCTTATCGTGTAAGCCGCAAATGGCAAATAATACTTCATTGCTAAATGAATAAGCATCGGCTTTAAATAAGTCGTTGTAAGCGTTAAATAATTGCCTGTTAAAGTATTTGCTACTATGTCCGCTTTTATCTTGTTTAGTAACTGCGTTCCTGTGAAATTTTGCAGGTCTGTATCTTGGGCGATTTTGATATATTGTATAAAATTATCCACGTCCACATTTCCGTTTAGTGATGTGAACTTAACTATATCCTGCCGTGTTATTAATAGTGCTTCTGCCATTATCGTGTTATTACTCTTGGTTTCTGTGGGTTGCTTGGTAAAAATCCGTAGTTATCCATGTCAACTGGTCGCTTTGCTACAAGTTCTGGGTTGCTTACTATGTATCCGCTTATCGCGGCTTTTAATTGTCCTATTTTTTTTGCTTCATTTATATTAATTCCTTTTCCTAAAGGAACAACATAAACTTGTTTATTCCAACGATGATAGCAATTTCCACCGCCTTTATATAACCATATTGAATACGTTGATGCGCCTTTTGCCCCCCATCCTTCATTTACTGCAACATCGCCCATTGCTAAAATATCTTCTTTGCGATAAACTTTATTTGCGCTTATCATTTGAGTACAAAAGGGTCTTGTTTTTTCATTTATTGCACCTACATATTTATAGCGAACAATAAACTTCATTTGTTTAATAATCTTATCTTGTGCGCTTGTTATGTTTGGTCGTGCTTGTCCTGTGCTAATTAAATTAATTGCTTTACTTAATAAACTTTGTTTAGGTTCTTTACTTAATAGTTCGTTTTCTTCATCGTCCGTATTGTAGTCAACTTCTTTTTCGTCTATTAAAATCCAATTGTCTTGTGGTTCTTCGCCTAAATCAATTAACGGGTTTGTGTGTGCGCTTAATTCTGTTCCTGTTTCTTCAGCAACTTGTTCTGCGTTCTGCGTGTTTTCCAAGTCTGTAAATTCTAA